TTCCATTTTTTACATTACCTAAAGTTTTATCTATATCCTCCTCAGTAATAAATTCTACCTTATCTTTAGAATGGATATTATCCATCATTTGATCAAAATTCTCTCCAGTAGTTTTAGCGAAGGCCTTAGCATCATCCTTCATTTGACTCATATTCTTTTTGAAGGCTGGAGCTGGATTTCTAAGATTTAATACATCATCTATAGCTCCACCAATAGCAAACATAACAGTCTTTACATTACCAAACATAAATTTAATGTACTCCCATACAGTTTTAAAAGCAAATTTTAAGCCTTCTACAGCAGCTTTAAATCCCATAGATTCATTATATAAATCTATAAAGCCATTTACTACTTCTACTATTTTTTTCTTAGTCCAATCCCAGTTCTTAATAAGTAAACCTACAGCAGCAACAATAGCTCCAATAATTAATCCAGCTGGCCCCATAGCGAATAAAGCTTTTCCAGCTGTAATAATAGCTCTCCCAGCCATTCTAACTACTTTTACTACAAAACCAAAAAGAGTAGTTAATTTACCTATAATCATTAAAGTAGGCCCTATTGCTATTAAAGCTAATCCTATTTTAACAATTTTTTCTCTAGTTTCTTCACTTAAAGAGGAAAAAGTTTTAGCCATTTTACTAAATACTCCAGCTATTTTAGTAGCTATAGGCATTAAGCTCTCCCCTAAAGCAATACCAGCTACCTGAAGATCAGCCATAGCTTGCTTAAATTTGAAAGCTGAAGTCTGAGAAGTTTCATCAAAAGCATTATTTACAAAACCCTGAGCATTCTCCATACTCCCTAAGATTTCTGTATAGCTTTCAGTTTGAGTACCTAGTACACCTAGTACACCTTTTAAAGCTTGAGATTTACTAAAAAACTCTGACATAGGCACTCCAGCAGAATTAAATTGCTCCTGAAGCATCATTAAAGTCTTTTGTAAACCATTCTCTCCTAAAAAGTTTCTTAAATCATCAGCACTCATAGCTCCCCCCTCCATACTTTCAGTAGCCTTAGCTAAAGCAGCCTCAGCCTTAGGAGTAATCTTAGCAAAGCTCATCATAATACCTGATAAACCAGTAGTAGCATCAGTAGCTGAGCCAGTTGTCCTAGTATAAGTACTAATCATACTACCCAACTCCTCCATACTTATACCTAAATTAGAAGCTAAACCTAGTTGAGATCCTAGTACATTCGCCAGTTCCTCACTTTTGAACATACCAGTCTGCACCATAGTACCAAAGATATCTAAAGCATCAGATGATGATAATACCTCCTCCCCATAGGCATTTTGAGCAGCAGCTGCAACAGTAGCAAGAGATTCCATTTCTCCCAGTCCAGCAGCTGAGCCTTTAGCTGTAGCCTCTAAAGCTTTTAAAGCTGATTCTCCATCTAAACCAGCTGAAGTTAAAAAATATAAACCTTCAGCTAATTGATTAGGAGCTGTAGCAGTTTCTCCAGCTAAATTTAAAACAGATTCTGATAATTGATCTACAGCATCTTTAGGAAGTCCTACTAAAGTCTGTATCTTAGTCATTGAAGCCTCAAACTCAGAGGCTGTTTTAACAGCAGCAGCTCCAATACCAAGTAAAGGTAAAGATACTCCAGTAGTAAGTGATGATCCTACATTACCTATTTTTTTACCAAACTTATTTAATTTACCTTCTATTTTTTTAAGGCCTGAAGTAAAGGCTTGAGAATTTAGTTTTAGAAATACAGATAAAGTTTTATTAGTACCCATTTAATTAGAATTTTTAGATTTTTTATTAGCTTTATTTATTAGGTACATAGCTTTTTTTCTTTCTTTATCTATATTATTAATAGTAGATTTTTTCTCCCAGTCAAATTTAATTAAATCAGTTTGCTTTATCTGATCTTTCCTCTTTCTATCTTTATTAATTAGAGCTGTAGTTTGAAATCTTACTCTCTCCCATTCCATTCTCTGTAAAGAATCCTCAAACTCTTTTCTATTATCTAATTTAAGCTGTAGCTGTCTAGGGGTAAAATCCCAAAATTCAGCTACACTCATCTCTAAAAAACCAGTAGCAATACCAAACAAATCTTCTATACTAGGAGATTTTATTTCTTCTTGTCCTTCTTTTTTTTTTCTCCTGGATTCATTTTAGCTAAAGAGCTACTAAATATCTCCATAGCTTCATTAAAAACATCCATACCTTCATCATCTATCCAGTCTGCTACATCATCATCAGTAAAATTAAAACTCTCTTTAGTTCTTCTAGCTCCATGTTTTAATCCACAATAAATAAGCTGAATAGCAGCACTTAAAGAGATATTCTGACCTAAAGTACCTAGCTCTTGTAAAGGAGTATTAGTCATATCACACCACTCTCCTAGAGCAGCAAACCCATAATGAATAGGCCTCATTTCTCCACCTATACCAATAGTTTTTTTATCTACCATAATTATAAATTTTCTTTAAATATATAAAGAAAAAAAATACAATATGTACCCCCCTTATTAAGAATCAGTTAAAGCTCCAGTACCTTGAATAGAAACAGAGTATGTTGCCCATTCAGAAATACTAGCATTAACAGAAATAGAAGTAATATAACCTTCTCCAGTATATTCTCTAGCTCCAGTTTGACCAGTAGTATTAGCAAATTTTACATGAATCTTATCTCCTGATTCCAATACTGGATACCATCCACTATCAGCAGTAGCTCCTCCTACTGGTACATCAGCACTATCAGAAGTACCATCAGTAAAATAAGCTTCACAATCTAAAGTCCATGATCTAGCTCCATTAATAAACTCTTTATTACCTTGAGATTGTTTATTAGTAATATCTATAGTTTCCTGATTTATATTTAAAGTACAAGTTGTAGATCCACCTACAGCAGTATATGAATATGGAGCAGTTCCATCTAAATCTACTGACAGCACTAGATTACTTCCTGAAATTGTTTTAACAGCCATTTTTTATTATTTTTTATTATTATACATTAATTATTAAGCCATAGTTAAAGTACCAGTACCTTGAACAGATATACTATAAGTACCAGCATCTTCAGTACCTCCAGTTATACTCAAACTAGTTATATATCCTTTACCATGAAATTCATTAGTACCAGCATCAAAATCTACATACACCTCTCTAGGATACTGAGCAACTCCATTCTGAGATGCTGTAGCATCTCCATAAGCTGCTGGAAACATTGTAGTAGGATTCTTTACTCCTCCATCTTCATTATAGAAAGCTTCACAATCTAAAGTCCATGAGCTACCACATCCTATAAACTCTTTTCTATCTCCTGAAGATTTATCAGTAGCCTCTCCCATATCAATAGTAAGATTTACAGTACATGAAGTAGCAGCAGCGATAACAGCTACCCCACCCTGAGTAGGAGAAGCATCATCATCTATTTTTAGTACCATATTAGTACCATTAATTACTGTAGCCATATTTTATTATTTTTTATTATTTATTATTACTTTTTTTTCCTCTGTTTTAATTTCTTTTTTTTCTGTTTTAAATTCTTTTTTTTCTGTTTTAACTTCTTTTTTTTCTTTAATTAAATTATGTTCATCTTCTATTAAGCCTAAATCAAATAATACTTTATATGATTGTAAATCTACTGGATTAGCTTTATCTCCTTTTTTTTTACCTTTACCATCTTTAATTATTTCTACTAAATATCCCATTGTAATTATTTTAATTGATTATATTTATTATATATATATTCTTTTACTTTTTTATATATTATATCTGTAGGCTGAAAAGGAGCTGCATCAGCATCTATATTATGAGTTTGAGCTTGATTAGGCATAAACATTAAAAACTCATACATCCTAAAACCACTAGAAACAGCAGAAGCATTACCTATACTTTTAAAGCTAAAATTACTACCTACTGTAGAATCCATATTATCTGAATTACCTAGTATGGTATTATCTTGTAAAATTTGCCCAGTAGTTAATTTAGGATTATAATCAGAATTAAAATACTCATACCACCCTTTCTGATTTACAGTACCTCCAGTATAATTTTTACTACCTCCCAAAGATAAGCATAAAAAATGATAATTACCTCCCCAGTACTTACTTGAATCTGTAGAATTTATTAAAACTCTTTCTCTACTAGATCCATCAAAAGTATTACCATGAGGATTAAATTTAATTGTAATTGAAGCACCATCTTTTTTATGAGATAAAATTATAGGATTTAAATTAACTGTATCAATATCATTGCCGAAAATATAATTTTCTCCTCCAGTAATATCAGGTTTATATACTATAATAAACATAGCTCCATAAGGTAAAAATATATTATCATTGCCTATAATTTGAGAT